AAATTGATCCAAATATGAAAAAAAAGGCACTTGAAAGTGTTGAACAAAGCAAAATTTTAAAAACACTAAGAAGGCAAATTGAGGTTAAAAAAATTGAAAATGAAATTGACAGGCAAATTTTAGAAAGAAAATTTGAATTAACAGATCAATTAAGAGAAATTAACAAAATAAAAGATGAAAAAATAAGGAAAGATTCACTTGAGGCTGCTAATGCAAATTTCCTTTTAGATATACAGGATTTACAAACACAAAAGTTAAGAGAACAAAATCAAGTTGCATTGGAACTAGGCCAAACTATTAGGACAGGTCTTATTGATGGCATTAAAGGTGCAATTAATGGTACTCAAACATTTGGTCAAGCAATGACGAATGTTTTAAATAATTTAAAAAATAAATTAATGGATAAAGCATTGAATAATTTATTTGATTCTATAGGAGGTTCATTATTTAAAAATAAAAAATCTGGTGGTGGTGGTTTCTTTTCTAATGTTTTAGGTGGAATTTTTGGTAAAAAAGCACAAGGAGGTCCAGTTGTAGGTGGTAGGTCTTACGTTGTTGGGGAACGTGGTCCAGAATTATTCACACCAAGAGGGTCTGGTAATATTACACCAAATAACCAGCTTGGAGGTTCCGTAAATATAAATGTAAACGTTGACGCAAGCGGTAGTCAGGTTGAAGGTAATAATAATCAAGGTAATCAACTTGGCCAACAAATTGCTGGTGCTATACAATCAGAAATAATTAAACAAAAAAGAGCAGGAGGTCTTTTAGCAAATTAAATGGCTGTATTTCCTTCAATAAAACCTATTTATGGGGAACAAATTACTATAAACCAAGATTTTAGGATAGTAAAACTTGGTGATGGTTATGAACAGCGTTTTATTGAGGGTTTGCCTGCTAATAAAAGACTTTTAACTATACAAGCAAAATTTGAATTAACACAAACCGATGCAAATACCATAAATACATTTTTAGATGCACGTTTTGATGCTGGTATGGAAGCTTTTGACTATACACCCTCTAACAGGTCAACAATAAAAGTTAAATGTGTAAGGCGTTCTGAATCAATACCATATTTAAACAGAGTAAGTTTAAACCTTACACTTGAGCAAGTGGCTGAACCATAATGGCAATACCTGTATCTGAGCTACAGAAATTAAACCCAAGTGCAAGGATTGAACTTTTTGTATTGGAATTGGTTGAAGGTTTGCATTATGCAACAGGCAACCCATCAAATGTACCCACTGTATATAGGTTTCATTCTGGTACAAATATGAATACAAATGCAAATATTATTTGGCAAGGAAACACATACCAACGTTTTCCAATTACTTTTGAAGGTGCTGAATTTACAGGAAAAGGCCAAGTTCCAAGACCGACTTTAACGGTTGCAAATCTGGGTGGTATTTCAAGAAGCGGCTCTGTTATAACTGTAACTGATTTAATGTTGATTGTTAACTTAACAACCCCACATAATGATTTGGCAGATGCCAAGCTGACTCGCATAACAACGCTTGCAAGTGAAATTGATGCAGCTAATTTTCCAAGTAATAATAATCCTTTTGGGACGCCTTCTTCAAATGAATTGCCACAAGAAATATTTTTTATTGATAGAAAAACAACTGAATCAAGAGATATTGTACAGTTTGAGCTTGTTGGGGCATTAGACCAGGCAAATAAAAAATTACCAGCAAGGCAAGTTACAAGAAAAGATTTTGCTGGTGTTGGTACTTTTATTAATACGTAATGAATTATCCTTGGAAACAAGACGCAATAAATCATGCAAAAAAATGTGATCCAGAGGAATCTTGTGGCATTGTTGCTATAAAAAACAAAAAACAAAAATATTACCCCTGCAAGAATATTTCAAATGAATTTAAAGTAAATTCGTTTGTAATAAACCCACTTGATTATGCAGCAGTTGAAGATGCAACAGATGAAATTATTGGTATAGTACATAGCCACCCACAAAATATTTTAGAGTTTTCTGCTGCTGATAAATATAGCTGTAAAGCAATAAATTTAATTTTTTATCTTGTCTCTCCAAAATCAGATAAAATATCTGTAATGACCCCTGATGAAATAGATGCTTAAAAAAATAAAAGTTTACGGTACTTTAAGAAAATTTTTAGGACAATCTGAATTTGATGTGGATTTAAATACGCCTAGAGAGGCAATAAGTTTTTTAGTCTGTAATTTTAAAGGTATTGAGGAGCACATGGCAGAACAATTTTATACAATACAAGTTGGAGCAAAAGTAATAACAAAAGACTTATTAAATTTTAATTCACAAGACGATATTAAAATAATACCAGTTGTGCATGGTAATTTTTTTCCAATTTTACTTGGTGCTGGTGCTTTGTTTGGTGCAAGTGCAATTACTGCTGGTACTTTTTTAGGTAGTACATTGCTTGTAAATGCTTTAACAGCCATTGGTACAAGTATGCTTATTGATGGAGTTACAAGTTTACTTTCTCCACAACAAAGCACTCAATCTCCAACAAGCCAGCAAGATAGTTTAGACCCTGCAGCTTTGGCAAGTAATTATTCTTTTACAGGGCTCACAAATATTAGTAATGCTGGTGTTCCAGTGAATTTAGTATATGGTGAAATTGTTGTTGGTTCTATTGTTGTATCAAATGGGGTTGATACTGTACAAGTTGAGGGTAATAATTAATGGCTATTCAAGAATTTAACCAGACTACAGTTTTTAATAATCCTGATTTACCTAGTGGTGCTTTATCTTCAAAGCAATTTAATACTATCGTTGAATTGCTCGGTGAGGGTGAGATAGAAGGGTCAGCAACGGCATCAAAAGCTGGTATTACAGATAAAACATCTACTGCATATTTAAACGCATTTAAGAAGGATATTTTTCTAAACGGTACACAAGTTTTACAAGAAGCTGCCAGTAATACAGCACCTCAAGATAGTGATTTTAATTTTAAAGATGTTGGTTTTGATTTTAGGCTTGGCACTTCAAATCAAACTTTTATTGAAGGCATATCAAATATTGAAACTGAATCTGTTATTGGTACAACTGTTACTACCACCAATCCTGTCACTCATACTGTTACGCAATCAAATATTAATGCAGTCAGAGTAACTTTAAGATTCCCTTCAATGCAAAAATTTGAAGATAACGGAGATATAAACGGAGTTGAGGTAAATTTATTAATTAAAACGATTGAAAATGACGGCACAACAACCACTGTTATAAATGACACAGTAGAAGGTAGGTCAACAAATGCGTATTTTAGGGATTATTTAGTAAAACTTAGTTCAACAACGTCTTTTCCTGTAGCAATAAGGGTTGAAAGAGTAACAGCAGACAGTACAGATGCAAAATTAATAAATGCTTTTCAATTTAATGCAGCAACTAATATTATTTTTGAACAAAACGCATACCCTGATACCGCACACGTTGCATTAAGGTTTAATGCTGAACAGTTCCCTAGAATACCCAAAAGAGTTTATAGGATTAGAGGACGTAAGGTAAAAATCCCACATAATGCAACTGTTAATTTGCAAACAGGAGCAATAACATACGCTGGTACTTTCAATGGCAGTTTTAAAGGCACAAAAGAATGGACAACAGACCCAGCATGGATTCTTTACGACTTGCTTATAGACACAAGGGCTGGTTGCTCCATTCCAGAATCAAATCTTGATAAATTTTCTTTTAAAACTGTAAGTGAGTATTGCGGTGAATCAGTAGATGCTGGAAATGGTGACGGCTCTACAGAACCAAGATTTAGTTGTAACGTAAATATTACACAGCAACAAGAGGCATACACATTAATTAATTCACTTTGTTCTGTCATGCGTGTAATGCCTTTTTACTCGGCAGGCGGTATTGCTATATCTCAAGATGCACCAAAAACAACTTCATACCTTTTTACAAATGCAAATGTCACTGAACAAGGGTTTGTATATGCTGGTTCAAGTTTAAAAACTCGTCATACGGTTATAAACGTTAGTTACTTTGATATGACAACCCAAGAGGTTGATATTGAAACTGTTGAGGCTGACGCAGCTACACAAACAAAGTATGGTGTTGTTGTTAAAAATATAAAAGCTTTTGCTACAACAAGCCGTAATCAAGCTAGAAGATTAGGTCGTTGGTTTTTATACAATGAGCAAAATGCCGGCGAAAGTTGTTCTTTTGCAACAACTGCTGCTGCTGGTGTGCTTGTACGTTGTGGTGACGTAATAGAAATTTCTGACAGACTTAAAGCTGGAGCAAGGCGTGGAGGATTACTTAAAAGCGTAACAAACACTTCAACAGTGGTGCTTGATAACACAAACAATACTGATATACCAAGTTTGGGCGATAATCCAACACTTTCTGTAATTTTACCTGATGGAACTTTACAAGAAAGAACAATAAGCGCTATTTCGGATGCAACAATAACTGTTTCATCAGCATTTACTACAGCACCAAATCAACATGCTCCGTACATTTTAGAAACACCGACATTACAAACAACGACTTGGCGTGTAATAAGTGTTAAAGAAAACGAGGATAAGTCTTTCACAATAACTGCCCTATCACATAATTCTGGTAAATACGCTTTTGTGGAGGACGGTACAGCATTACCAACAAGAAATATAACAACGCTTACTGAAGTAAAAGGCCCACCAGAGGGTTTAAGTGCAACAGAAAAAATTGTAATTATTAATGGTACTGCTGTTCCCAAAATAATACTTGATTGGCAACCGCAATCTGGAATTTCAAAATACCAAGTTCAATACAGGGCGAATAATGGTGATTTTAAAACTATTGAAAGTCCGTCAAGTAACGCTGAAATATTTAATACTGATGTTGGTACTTATGATTTTAGAGTATTTAGTTTTAATGCACTAGGACAACCATCCAGAACAGCAGCTGAGTTGACATTCGAGGCTGTTGGTAAAACAGCCCCCCCAGCAAATATTACTGGCCTCACTTATGAACCTTTAACAGACAAGCTTGCAAGGCTTAGATGGAATCCACCAACAGAGGCAGACGTAATTGCAGGAGGAAAAATTTTTATTAGGCATACCCCAGATACAACAGGAAACGGCACTTTTTCAAATGCAACTGACCTTGTTACTGCTGTTTCTGGTAATACAAGTTCTGCCGAAATACCAATTTTGGCTGGTGAAGTAATAGTCAGGGCTCAAGATGATGGCGGTCGTTTTAGTACAGGTGAGACATCTGTAATTATTGACCCACCTGACCCACAACCAGCGTTAATTACACAAACAAGGCGTGAAGATCAAGACAACCCAAAATTTCAAGGCACAAAATTTAATACAACTTTTGACAGTGTTTCAAATTCTTTAACACTTACAGGTGTAGGGCTGTTTGACACAATTACTAATTTTGACAATGAAACAAGTATTGACTTTGTGGGCGGTGTATCTCCATCAGGCACATATAGTTTTGGCGGTACTGCTGGCGGTACTTTTTTAGATTTAGGAGGTGTTTTTGCTTTAGACCTTAAAAAACACATGAAGTCGCAGGCAATATTTCCAAATGATTTGCTTGACAATAGAGGTTTGATTGATAGTTTGCAAGATTTTGACGGTACAGATAGTGTTGATGTAAATGCAATATTGGAAGTTAATGTAACTGATGATGACCCTAGCTCTGGCGGTGCAAATTACAAAGGTTTTCAAACTTTTGCAAATGGTAATTTTAAAGGCAGGGGATTTAAATTTAGGACTACACTTACATCAAATGATACTGCCCAAACAATACAAGTAACAGAATTAGGTTATACAGCTAGTTTACAAAGAAGAACAGAACAAAATGCAACAGCTATTGCATCTGGAGCAGGTGCTAAGAGTGTTACCTTTGACCATCCTTTCTTCGTGGGGACTAACAGTTTATTAGGTGCAAATTCACATTTACCCTCTGTTGGAATTACAGCTTTAAATATGGCATCTGGAGATATTTTTGAATTGACTAATGTAAGTTCAACTGGTTTTACTGTTCATTTTAAAAATAGTTCTGGAAGTTCAATAAATCGAAACTTTAACTTTACTGCTGTAGGGTTTGGTAAAGGTGGATAAAACAGATATACTAAGGAAAATTACTGTTTTTTAAATGGCAAGAGTTGATAATACTGGAGGATCAGGTTTTACCGTTGATAATGGTACAGGTCTTGTAGTCAGAACAAAACTAAATCAAATAATTGCTGCATTAAGTACTTTAAATCAAGGTTCTGGTGAAATGTCGGTAGGTGTTGCAGCTTACGTTCCACATATTGATGGTAA